TAGTTATTACATGATAGTTAAGCCTATCAAAGAAAAGAAAACGCTAGCTGGTTTAGATATTACAGATAGCATCGATACCGAAAACAGGTACATAAAAGCGGAGGTCATAAGCGCCGGCGACTTAGTGCCTGAAACTCTAAATAAAGGTTGTATTATATACTACGACAAACATGCTGGGCATGGTATAACTAAAGATGACGTAGCGTATAAAGTAATACAGGTTAAAGACGTAGTGATCGTAGAATAATGAGGATTACTGCATCTGACCTAAAAGACATGCAGCTATTTAAGTATTACAGGCTCGTTAGAAAATGGGCCTGTAAAACTTACAATCTAACTGATGCTGAGCTAGAGTTATTAATAGCTTTAGACTGCATTGGCAGATTTACTAGACAAGAATTTATAGAAGGGACATATACTATGTCTTGGAACAAACAACGGTGGGATAAGCTTAGGCAAGAAGGGTGGATAGAGACGTGGAGGCACCGTAACCGCACTACAATCAAATACAGCATTTTTAAGACATCATTTAAATGCCAACAGTTAATAAGCAGAATATATAGAATATTACTGGCTGAAGAAGACTTACCTACTTCTGAACGTAGTGTGTTTTTTAAAAACAAATCTTACACAGATAAGGTATTCAACGCAGCCATTGATAGAATGATCACAGACAAAACAAGATAATGGCAAGACCAATAACAAATAGAGTAAAAAACAGCAAAACACCTGTAATTAGAAAAGATCTAGACGGCGGCGTAGTTGCTGAAGCCAATAGAGATGGATCTATATACGTTGACAAAGACGTAAAACCAGGTTCTCCTCTTGAGAAAGAAGCTATAGCGCACGAAAAAGTTCATTTAAATCAAATGAATCGTGGTGACTTAGACTACGATGATAAAAATGTTTACTGGAAAGGTAAAACTTACTCTAGATCTAAAATGAACGAAGGCGCTAAAAGCTTGCCTTGGGAGAAAGAAGCATACGACAAAACTGAACACATGAATAGTAATAGAAAAATATCAGCTATGAAGATGACAGATGCTGACATAGTTGCTGGTAATATGCAGGTGCATAAAAAGTTTACAGACGCCGGTAGCTTAATGAACGCAAACACGCCTGGTGCTAACACTACTAATGGTACAACATCTGATGGAACTGAAGAAAGTATTACTATAACAGATCTTATAAGAAACAGAAAAGATAAAAAGAACGAAAAAAGAAAAGAACAAATAGACGACATAATGTCTGGTGTAGAATCTAAAAGCTTAGACGCTGGTGCTTCAACTGGACCTAATGCGCCAACATTTATAAATCCTTTACCTATGAAAGCAACACCTATAACATATAAGTCAAAAAACAAAACGCCACTAAAGCAGAGCATAGCTGCAGAAGAGTACAAAGCTATAGTTAATGGTAAATACGGAACTGTTGAACGTACCGAGAAAAGTACACCAGGCTCGACAACCACTAAAAGCAAATCTAGAAAAAGCACAGTAACACAAGCTAAATCAGGTCAGCCACAAGCCGAAGACCCAATGGCACACTTAAAAAACCTTAGTCAAAGATTTTCTGGAGCAACTGGTGCTGAGTTAGCAGCCAAAGGACATATATCAGGTGCTTATGTTGACAAGTATGATGAAATGTTTCCGTCTTCTGAATCTTCATCTGAAACTACTACTACCGAAGGTACAAAGTCTGTTGATGTAAAGTTTACTCCAGACAAAATAACAGTTAAGGGTAAAGAAGCAACACCTGGTACCTACAACATGGGATTCTACGAAGCTAGAAACCTAAACTTAGCTGCCAAACAAAAACGTCAAACTCAAAACAGGGATCTTAGACAGTCTCAAAGAGATTATTATAAAGCGTTAGAAAGAAAAACAGGTGAAAAAGTTCCTAGAGGGCAAAGACAGCAAATAAACCCTACTACCGGTCAGCCATTCGATACTCCAAAAGAGTTTATGGAGTATAGATCAAAAGCTAGATCTAGCTACGACAACAAGGTTGGTAAAAGATATGGTGGTACAAAAGCTACTAAAGATACTATTAGAGACGCTACTGCAGCTGACGCGCCAGAAGGAACTGCAACAGCAGACATGAGCACAGGTTTAGTTGTTATACCAAAAACCTCTAACAGTAACACGTCTAGTAGCAATGCTTCTAATAAAACTACTAAACTTTCAGATGGTGACAAAATAACTAAAGGTAAAGAAATAAAAGGCCTAAAAGGTAAGTCAGCGTTTGGAATGAACTCAAACAAAAACAACGCCCCCTTTAAAATGGGTGGCTATGGTTCTAAGTCATATAAAAAATAAAACAATGAAAGCAACAAACATTTATCAATCATTAAAGTCAAAAGGAGTTTGCGGTACAGATGGTATGCCTCCAAAGCTACCAGGCGTTAAGTCTCCTTTGAAAAAATCTCCTTATAAGTTTAACGCAGGCTTGAAGAAAGCTGCAGCTGAAGGCAAGCTAGATAAAAACCCTGAATTTAAAAAAGAGGTACAGTCTTCTCCAGTTAAAAAGAAGTATTGCTCTTCTCCAGCGAAAGTAAAAGATGAAAAATATAAAGACAAGTACAAGAAAGGAGAAGTAAAGCACGAAAGTATAACTTACGATCCAGTCGCTGGAACAACTACTAGAACTTTCTCTGACGCTGACGTTAAAAAGTATGGAATTCAAAAGCAAATAGTAGCTAAGGCTAAACCAAAGTCTCCAGCTAAGATGGATTTAGATGTTTCAAGACGTAAGCCTAAAAACGTAAGGGCAGCTAATAGATTAGCTAGGCGTAACAGAGGTGCAGCAAGACAGAGAGCAAGAGCTTGTAGAAAAAGATAATAATTATGAGCAATAAAAAGAAATTTAAAGACACAAAAGTCGGTAAGTTTCTATCTCAAAAAGGACCTAGTATAGTAGAAGCAGTAGGTGATGTCCTACCTGACGCTGGTGTACTAGGTTTAGTTAAAAAGCTAATAGAAAAAGAAGATCCAGTAGTTTTACCGCCTCAAGATAAAGAGACTGCGTTAAAGCTGCTAGAGCAAGATATGGTAGAAATGCAAGAAGTATCTAAGCGTTGGGTTAGTGATATGCAATCAGATTCGTGGTTGTCTAAAAACACTAGACCGATGACTTTGATATTTCTAACTATATCTATGATAATATTAATACTTCTAGATAGCTTTGAAATAAACTTCTCAGTAGATAAAGGCTGGGTTGATCTTTTAAAATCCCTGCTTATAACCGTATACGTTGCTTATTTCGGTTCTAGAGGAGCAGAAAAATATAAAGCAATAAGTAAAAAATAAAAAAAATAAAAAAAATGAAAGTTACATGGGACTGCAAAACAGTAAAAGTTAAGACTGAGTTAGGCAACTATACGAACGTAGTAAGCTACGTTGATTGGAAAGTAATCGCAACTACTATGACAGTGGAAGAAGAAAGTCTTTCTGAAGAGCTAACTGGTGTTCAAAAAATAGAACTAAAAGAAGGTTCAGACTTTATAAGCTTCGATGACCTAAGCAATGATATTGTTTTTGGTTGGTTAAAAGACGCTATAGGTCAGAATAAAGTGTACGAACTACAGAATTCTGTTCTAAGCGCTTTGCAGGATAAAGTAACACCTGAATATGTTACTATGACTATAGGAGACTAATATTGTTAAAAAACGCTATATAAGCGTGATAATATATACTAGTGTAACATTCACTTATTATAGATAAAAAAATTATGAGCTATCAAAAATTACAAACATATAAAGCAGAAGCGGTTGTGCCTTCAGATACTGCCGATATATTGCACGTAGAAACTGGAGACGTAGAACCATGTGTTCTTTATGTCGGTGTTGCAGGAGATGTTAAAGTTAAAACAGCAGGTAACAATGAAGTTACGTTTAAAAATGTACCTGTAGGATTTCTTCCTGTGCAAGTAAAACGAGTTTTCGCAACAGGAACAGCAGCGTCCGAAATCATAGCTCTTTGGTAAATGTTTGGACTTCTAATAGGCATATCAAACGCACTAACAGGGCAGGGAGTAGCTATAGGTCCGGGTAAAGAAATAGCCGAGGCTTATGAAACTCGTGTTGTCGCTGATGGAGGGATAGTAGAGGCACTTGATTGTGTTATAGATGGAATCAATAATTTAGATGCAATATGAGTTTATTAGATAAGGCAAGTTTAGTTCAGATACCAAGTGGCTATAAAGAAGATAAGCTATATAGCGTAGTGCCCGATAGCGGAGCAGGTGACTTTACATTTAGTCGTTCAAGTACAGGCACAAGGGTAAACGCTGATGGATATATTGAAGATGCCCCTTGGAACTTGTTAAACTATTCAGAAGACTTAACTGGTGCAAATGGTTGGCGACAAGACTTAGGATTAACAACACAACTAACTACTGAAATAAATCCCATCGGCGTAAATTCTTGCTATAAGACAATAGCAGATACAAACACAAATACACATTATACATATTCAACGAATGCCATTGGTAATTTATCTTACTTTGGTGGGTTTTGTGTGAGTTTTTACGCAAAGCCAAATGGTTATAATTGGATAAGGTATTATAATAATAACAACGCTTTCGGTGTTGATATTAATATCGTTACGGGCGAAATACAAAACAAAAGAGAGGATTCTATAGGCACTATTTTAGTCGAAGATGCTCAAAATGGATGGAAAAAGGTTAGTCTGCAATTTGATAGATTAATTTCCTATTCTTATGCAATGTTAAAACCAATGCCAACTGCACTCGGAAATAGTACATTTGCTGGAGATGGTGTTAGTGGTATGTTTTTATGGGGTATTCAAATATCAAAAGGACTTAATTTTAAGCCATACATAAAAAGAACTGATGGGTTTGACGTCCCTCGCTTAGATTATAGTGGTGGAGCAAGTTGTCCTACTTTATTACTTGAGCCTCAGTCAACGAATTTGGTAACTCAGTCTGAAACATTCAGTAATTGGGGTACAGAGGGAGGAAAACAAGTAGTCACACAAGGCGTATTAATATCTCCTGATGGTACACTTAATGGTAATAAATTAGAAACTTACAATAGTACTAATTCTAATCCAAGGAAACTATGGATAGCTAAGACAGTTACAGTAGGTGCATCGTATACTTTTAGCGTATATATAAAGCAAGTTAGCGGACAAATAAATAGTGGTTTTTTACATATCACTACGGGAGCAAATGATACATTTGATGTTTCTCAAGCGTATACTGCAACAGACCAATGGCAAAGAGTTAGTGTTACTACAAATTCTGCTGTATCAAGTCAGATAAGATTTTTAATTACAGGAGATGCTAATTCACAAATATATATTTGGGGAGGTCAAGTAGAGCAACAATCCTACCCAACTTCCTACATACCAACAAGCGGAACGAGTATTACGAGGGTTGAAGATTTATGTGTTGCAACATCTATGACAGATTTAATTGGTCAGACTGAAGGAGTTGTTAATTTGAAATTTCAAAAAGAATATACAGACACTTATAGAATTTTTTCGCTTTTTGGAACATCAACAAGCAATAGAATTGGCTTATATACTTTAAATGATACGTTAAGGGTATTTTCAATAAGTGGCGGAGTATCTCAATTTGATACTACTGTTTTGTCATCAATAGGTAATGGAACGTTTAACATAGCATTACAATATAAGCTAGATGATTACAAAGTATATGTTAATGGAAATGAGGTGTATACTAACACAACCGCAGCGATTCCAGCTTCTTTAGAAGATATTTTATTTGCTCAAACTCCTACTGGTGGATCACCCTTTTACCACAAAATTGATTACCTACGCTTATTTAAGGAAACACTAACAGATACAGAACTAGCAGCATTAACAACGATATGATTTTTAAGAAATACGAATTTACAGATGAAGCAGCTTGGCAGACAGCTAAGGCTAGTATTACAACTACTGATGCAGAAGGTAATGTTTCGTATACGTCTGACGTAAATGCTGTAGCAGAGATAGGCAACATATGCTATGCCTACGATGATGAAGGAAACTGCGATAACCTAAGTACACTATGGAGTGTAGACATACTATGGAATCAAGACTCTGATAAGTTTTCAAGTGAAGCTGTATATCCTGAACCTGGTGACGTAAAGCACTCGTTTGCAGGTAATGATAGCTTATATTTAAATAGCTATTGTGCTAAGTATCCCGACAGCCCTCATTGTAACATTGAACAATAATAAAAAATAAAACAATTAAATTAAATTAAATTATGGACTTAAAAATTAAAGACGAACAGCTTGTAAAATTGCAAGCCTTAGTAAATCAAGTTAGCAAAACCCAAATGGAACTTGGGCAAGTAGAATCTAGAAAGTTTGACTTGATAGCAGCCATACCTGTTTTTAGAAAAGATCTAGAAAATTTTCAAAAGCAATTAGAAGATGAGTACGGCAAAGTTATCATCAGCGTTAATGACGGAACAATTAGACAGAAAGAAGATGGAGCTGATAAGAAAGATTAGTATAGGTAAAGATTATAAAAACGAAGCCATGCATTACTCTGTAGGCCAAGAGGTTTACGGAGGACATACTATAAATTCAATACTCGAAGAAGACGATAAGTATAGTATTTATATTATGAAAAACAATGAAATTTTGCCTTGGAAAGATTTTAATAAAAACATGGCTATTGCAGTTGAATATAATCTAGAATATTAATGAACGGTTGGGATAGTTTTATAGTGTCACCTATTAGATCAAGATACGACAACACTAAGAAAGTTGGTGACGTAGATCTCATACTGAACACTGAGATATTTACTCACGAAAACGTAAGCAATAACGCTATAGTTGTTGGGTTGCCAAAGAACAAACAAACTGATATACAGATCGGTGACGAGGTAATCATACACCACAACGTATTTAGAAGATGGCACGATGTTAGAGGTGTGGAGCAGAACAGCAAAAGCTTTTTTGAAGAAGACAAATACTTTGTTTACGAAGATCAATTATATATATACAAGCATGAAGACCAGTGGAAGTCACTAGACGAATATTGCTTTGTAAAACCTATAGCTAACGATGATATGTTTTCGTTAGAAAAAGAAAAACCACTAGTTGGTATAGTTAAATACGCTAATGATGTTTTAAACAGCAGAGGCATAGACGTAGGAGACAAAGTAGGTTTTACACCGGGCAGCGAGTTTGAATTTATTATAGAAGAAGAACTTGTTTATAGGGTAAGAACAAAATCAATTACAATTAAATATGAATACGAAGGAGAAGAAAGAGAGTATAATCCAAGCTGGGTATAAAGCAGTTGAGGAGCTAATTAAGGTGGCACAAGAGAAAATCATTACTAATACTGAAGATGATGTTTCTGCCGATAGACTTAAAAATGCTGCCGCTACTAAAAAGCTAGCTATATTCGATGCTTTTGAAATACTAACTCGTATTGAAAACGAAAAAGCCGTTTTAGAAAATAAACCTGTAGAAGACAAATCTGTTGCGTTTAGTGGTTTTGCTGAAAGGAGGAGCAAGTAATGTATAAGCAGACATTATTTAAAGTATTAGATAATCACGTACCCACAAACGCTTTAAAAAGACTAAATAAAGCTAAGCGCTGGGATTATGGCTACAACAAAGACCACGATATGGTCGTCATTAGCAAGACTGGTAAAATAGGTGATATATATGAAATACAAAACCTAAAAATAGCATTACCACCAATAAATAAAGCTCATAAGTTTAAAAGTGACAAATGGGAGGTGACTCCTTATCCTAAGGAACTTAACAGAGTTAAAACAATATTTGATTGGAAAGAACTACCAAACGAATTTAAAAATAAATACATAGATTATATTGAAGGCGAATTTAAAAATAGAGAAGAAGGTTTTTGGTTTTACAACAATGGTAAGCCTACTTATATTACTGGTACTCACTATATGTACCTTCAATGGTCAAAAATTGATGTTGGTAACCCAGACTTTAGGGAAGCCAACAGATTGTTCTTTATATTCTGGGAAGCATGCAAGGCGGACAAAAGGTCTTATGGAATGTGCTATCTTAAAAATCGTCGATCAGGATTCTCATTTATGGCGTCAGGAGAAACTGTTAATCAAGCAACTATTAGTTCAGATGCACGATTCGGAATATTGTCCAAATCTGGACCAGACGCCAAGAAAATGTTCACAGATAAAGTTGTACCAATATCAGTCAATTATCCATTCTTTTTTAAACCAATACAGGACGGGATGGACAGACCAAAGACCGAGCTTGCGTACAGAGTCCCCGCTTCTAAACTTACAAGACGGAACATTACTAGCACCGACAAACCTGAGGAACTCGATGGACTGGATACAACCATAGATTGGAAAAATACAGGTGATAACAGTTATGACGGTGAAAAATTAAGACTGTTAGTACACGACGAGAGCGGTAAGTGGGAAAGACCTAACAATATTTTAAATAATTGGCGAGTCACTAAGACCTGTCTTAGATTAGGTAGTAGAGTTATTGGTAAATGCATGATGGGTTCAACCAGCAACGCATTAGATAAAGGTGGTAACGAATTCAAAAAACTTTACAATAATTCAGATGTTACAAAACGAAACAGAAATGGACAGACAAATTCGGGCCTCTATTCTTTGTTCATACCTATGGAATGGAACTACGAGGGATTCATTGATTCTTATGGACTACCTGTGTTCGAAACACCTGAACGAGAAGTTATTGATCCACATGGAGATATAATCGACGTAGGTGTACTTAGCCATTGGCAGAATGAAGCTGAGGGCTTGAAGTCAGATCAAGACGCATTAAATGAGTTTTATAGACAGTTTCCTAGAACTGAAGAGCACGCTTTCAGAGACGAAACTAAAAATAGTATATTTAACTTAACTAAAATATACGAGCAAATAGATTATAACGAGGAAACAGTTGATTTGACTGTTGGAAACTTTCAGTGGCTAAACGGAGTTAAAGACACTAAAGTAGTATTTATGCCAAATCAGAAAGGTAGGTTTAAAGTTAGTTGGGTGCCACCTAGTAACTTACAAAATAGAGTTGTAATAAAAAATAATGTAAAACACCCTGGCAACGAGCACGTAGGGGCGTTTGGTTGTGACTCTTACGATATATCAGGCACTGTTGATGGTAAAGGTTCTAAGGGATCACTTCATGGTCTTACAAAGTTTAGTATGGAAGATGCACCAGCTAATGAGTTCTTTTTAGAATATATAGCAAGACCACAAACTGCTGAAATATTTTTTGAAGATGTACTAATGGCTTGCATATTCTACGGCATGCCAATATTGGCTGAGAATAATAAGCCAAGATTATTGTATTACTTTAAAAGAAGAGGTTACAGAGGCTTCTCTATGAATAGACCAGATAAAGTATGGAATAAGTTATCTGTGACAGAAAGAGAGATCGGTGGTATGCCAAACTCAAGTGAAGACATAAAGCAAGCTCACGCAGCTGCTATAGAAATGTATATAAATGACCATGTAGGCGAAAAGAACGAAGGTTTTGGTTCTATGCCTTTCAACGAAACTTTGAACGATTGGGCTAAGTTTGACATAAATAGAAGAACCAAGTTTGATGCCACGATAAGTTCTGGATTAGCCATAATGGCTTGCAACAGGCATTTGTATTCGCCCAAACAAAGTATAGAGAAAAAGAAAGTAAATTTAAATATAGTCAAGTATGCAAATGCGGGCTACAATTCAAAAATAATAGAAAATTAGTATGGCTGAGTCAGTTACATCACATTATTTTCCTAGTCAAGTCGTTAGCGACATAGAGAAAGCTTCAGAAGAATACGGTCTTAAGATCGGTAAAGCTATTGAATACGAATGGTTCAATAGAGATTCTGGAACTAATCGTTTCGCTAGTAATCAAAACACTTTTCACAAGTTAAGACTATATGCCAGAGGAGAACAATCAATACAAAAATATAAAGATGAGTTATCAATTAATGGTGACTTAAGTTATTTAAACTTAGACTGGAAGCCTATTCCTATCATACCTAAATTCGTTGACATAGTGGTTAACGGAATATCAGAAAGAACATTTGATATAAAAGCATATTCTCAAGATCCATATGGAGTTTCTAAAAGAACTAAATATATGGAAGATATTATAGCTGACATGAAAACTAGAGACTTAAACGAGTTTTCACAAGAAGCTTTCGGAATATCGATAGCAAGCACACCTCCAGAAAAGTTGCCAGATAGTGAAGAAGAACTACAGCTTCACATGCAGCTAAATTACAAGCAAGCAGTAGAGCTAGCTGAAGAGCAAGCTATAAACACTATACTTGAAGGTAATAGGTATGAGCTTATAAGAAAAAGAATCAACTACGATTTAACTGTTCTGGGCATCGGCGCTGTAAAAAATACTTTTACAAAGTCTGAGGGAGTTAAAGTAGATTACGTTGACCCGGCAAATATAGTTTATTCATATACTGAATCGCCATATTTTGATGATTTATATTACGTAGGTGAAATTAAGACAATACCTATTAATGAGCTTAAGAAAGAATTTCCAGATCTTACTGATAAGGATTTAGAAACAATGAGTAAGCAGGGTTATCAAAACACTGGCTTTTACAATAGAAGCATAGTCGAGTCTACTAATATAGACAGGAATCAAGTTCAAGTATTATACTTTAATTTCAAAACTTATGCTAACGAAGTATACAAAGTAAAAGAAACTTCTACTGGTGCTAGTAAGGTTATAGTTAAAGACGATCAATTCAACCCACCTAATGAGCTACTAGAAGAGAGATTTGGCAAAATGTCTAAGCAGATAGAAGTTCTTTATGAAGGAGCTATGATTTTAGGCACTAAGCAACTTTTGAAATGGGAGCTAGCTAAAAATATGATGAGACCTAAAAGTGACTACACTAAGGTTAAAATGAATTATTCAATAGTGGCGCCAAGAATGTATAAAGGCCGTATAGAGTCGCTAGTAAGCAGGATAACTACTTTTGCTGACATGATACAGTTGACGCACTTAAAGCTGCAACAAGTAATGTCACGTATGATACCTGATGGTATATATTTAGACGCTGATGGCTTAGCTGAAATAGATTTAGGTAACGGCACAAACTACAATCCGCAAGAAGCATTAAACATGTTCTTCCAAACAGGTAGTATAATTGGTAGATCAATGACTGCTGACGGAGATATGAATCCAGGTAAAGTACCTATTCAGGAGATACAGAGCGGCTCAGGAGGAGCTAAATTAGCTTCACTGATACAAACATATAACTACTACCTACAAATGATAAGAGATGTCACCGGATTGAACGAGGCGCGTGATGGTAGTACTCCAGATAAGAACGCTTTAGTAGGTATACAAAAAATGGCAGCCGCTAATTCAAATACTGCTACAAGGCACATATTGCAAAGTGGATTATTTTTAACAGCTGAGTTGGCCGAGTCTATATCATTGAGAATATCTGATATTATAGAGTACTCACCAACTAAAGATGCCTTTATACAGAAGATAGGTGGACACAATGTAGCCACTCTTAGAGAAATGAGCGATCTGCATTTATACGACTTTGGTATATTTATTGACCTAGCACCAGACGAAGAGCAAAAGCAAATGCTTGAAAACAATATTCAAGTAGCATTAGCCAAAAATGGTATAGAGTTAGAAGATGCTATAGATGTTAGAGAAATTAAAAACATAAAGCTTGCTAATCAAGTTCTTAAGATAAGAAGGAAAAAGAAAGCACAGCAAGACCAGTTAATGCAACAACAAAACATCCAAGCTCAAGCTCAAGCAAACGCACAAGCACAGCAAGTAGCTGCTCAAGCAGAAGTGCAGAAAAATCAAGCATTATCGCAAAGCAAGATACAAGTAGAGCAAGGCAAGATCCAAATGGAGATGCAGAAAATGCAACAAGAGGCCATGCTTAAAAAGGAATTAATGAATCACGAGTTTAAGTTAAACATGCAGTTAAAGCAAATGGAAACTGAAATACTAAAAGAACGTGAATCACAAAAAGAAGATCGTAAAGATGAAAGAACTAAAATTCAA